TATTTTCTAAAGTCTGTTTTGCATATATCTGAATAACTATCTGCGTTTGGAAAGTGATGCTTGAGCACCTTCTGTCCAAATTCATTCCACTCACAATGGAACACATTCTCCCATCCCATCCATTCGGCTGCAAGGTCGAATCCTCCAATCCCTGAGAAAAGCGATCCGTGTCTCATTGTTCGTACAATTCTCCAACCTTAATCCATGAGAGCTTATGCTCCTTTGAATCCCAATCAGCTCGGTAGCCGAACTCGTTCAGAGCTCGCATCAAGTCCTCCCTGATTGCCGTGTCGAATACAATCCAATCCTCAACCGCTTTGCAGCCGTGCATAACGGTCGCGTAGTGTCTGTTGAATAGCTTCCCGATGACGGAGAGGCTCAAGTTGTTCCTGACGATGTTCTTCCGAAGGCAGTAAAATACCATGTATCTCAGCACCTTGAGATCGTAGACTCGAGAAGAACCTTCTGCTCTCTCTCGATTGATGTTGTAGTACTTGCACCAATAGTCGATGAGATCATCAACGTCCTTGACTGTCTCCTGAGCTTTAACCTCAATCTTCTTCAGTTTGTGAAGGATTACCGCCTCCTCAAGCTCGTTAAGGAGAGGCTCGTGGTTGTCAATTATTCGCTTGTAGATTTCGTTCATTTCAAAAGGTCTTTATAGTGTTTGATCATTTCCAATAGTTCCGCGTCCGAGAACTTTGATGTTCTGTTGCTCTTACGGAGCAGCTCGTCAGCCTTTCCAGGATGATACTTCTGATCTATGTAGATGCTCATCTCATACTGCCTCCCTTGCTTCCACATATTGCATCCAGCGCATTGAGCATGAACATTCGATTCATCCCATCGAGTTGAGTACTTGCTCCTCGACATAAAGTGCCCAGCTTGCATCTCCTTGATAGGCTTCTGAACTCCACAGGTAGCACAAGTGCAGAGCTCACCGTCTGAGTCTCTGTTCCTGATGAACTTACTGAAGGCCGAGTCCAGCTCCTTCACGATCTTGCTTCTGCTTTTTTTCTTAGCCATTGGATAGCCATTGATGTTCTTCGTGCAGTTGAACGGTCAGAGCATCGACAACCATTTGCTGCTGCCTGAGTCTCTCAGATAAGCTCTTGAGACAAGCCTCCAACTCCTCCAGCGTATCAGCTACGAAGTAACCTTTCGAGCTGGAGCAGAGTGCTGAAATGATTCCCTTCACTCTGATTCTGCTGATCATCTTCCGGAGCTTCACAGGAGTCAGCTTGTAGTCCTTGAGCCTTCCTGATAGGTTGATTCGGTTGCAGATCTCTGTTCCTGTGATTGCTTTGCTCTTGCCAATCTTGGAGCGAAGTCCAGCCACTATTAGCGGCAGAACTTCCTTCTCCTCGAATTGATTGAGATCCTCAGTTATTATCTCGAATCCTGTCAGCATCAGAACGGGATATCATCTCCAGCTTGTTCCGATGCTTTGGATTGTATCTCATTGAGATGCTTCTCCATGTTCTCAAGAGATGACTTGACCTTAAAGGCTTTCAGATCGGTGTACCATCTGCCGTTAAACTCTCTGCTCTCAATGTTGAAGTAGATGATAACCTTGTCTCCTGGAGACTTGGTGTAATCGCTCATCGCCTTTCCGAACAATGTAAAGCAACAATGAACTTCCGCATCGTCATAGCCATCGTTGTTCTTGATAACGAGTTCCGCTTTCTTGTATTCCTTGCCAGCTTTAGAGACTCCTGACTTGTCTGTAAATGATACTACTACTCCTTTAATGTCCATGACTCTGTGTTAATTGGTTGTAATTGTGTTAATGTTAGATTGAAATTTTCCGCACTCTGTGATTCTGTTCTTGATCTGCTCCCAAGCATCCTCGCTCCATTCGACCTCGAAGGTCTTGACTCGGAGCTCAATAGAAACGTGTCCGAAGGTCATGTTCTTCCTGACCTCAGCCTCAGCCTCTGCCGATAGTTCTCCGCCTCGGTATGCCATTGAATCAAGCTCCCGCTGGATCAAGTGCTCCGGAGTATCAACAAGGCAATAATCAAGGAACGCTTTCCGCTTTCCTGTCAGAGCCATGTAACCGATGAGCTGCCAATAATAGTCCTTGTTCGGAATGTCATCATCCAGCAGAGGGAAAGTATCAACTCCCCAACTGCATTTGATGTCTCGAACCGAGTCCTCCAGGATGAGATCGGGAGTTCCTGTGAGATAATCATTGGAGAAGTGCTCCTCATTTTTTGCCGTTGTAAAAGGATCAAGCTCGTATCTCTCAGCTACCAAATCGATAGCTGCATCTTCCATGATGATACCCTTGTCGAGATACTTGTTGGAGAGCATTCTCCGAACTCCCAACATCTCCTCCTTGACTATCTGCTTTACACAGATTTGAGCCGTCTTTGAAAGCTCTCCCTTTTTTCGGGAGTTGGTCATTACCTGACCGAGTGAACTGCATCTTATCTTCATGAGTTCTGAGCGTTAGATGCTTTCACAATCTCCTTCCAAGTAGCATCTGTAATCTCAACGTGCTCACTCATCTCCATTCGGCTCATGCCTTCTCCGTATCGGGCCACGCAATGCTCGAACATCTTTGTTCCTTTCTTGATCTCCTTCTTGGTTGTTTCCTGAGTCACTTGCTTTCCAGCCGCATCCGTATCCTCCTCAACCACTATTGAAAGCAACGAGCTCAAGCAGTACCTTCGGTAGTAAGTTATGGCCGATCCGTCAGATTGGAACTGATTCATTCCCTGAAGAGTGACTCCTTCCGGAATGTCTATTCTCGATTCCTGTACTTCTCCTGTGGGAATGTGGATGAGCTTAGTTACTACCGCCCTACCCTCCAAAGGTTGAGCGATGAGAAGGCCGTGCTTCTTGAGGATTGGATTGATAATCTCCATGATAGCTGGAAGATCAGCGTACTTGTAGTTGTATCCTTTCTTACCCTTGTTGATTGCTGGACATTCCGCTTGGAAGTCCGAGAGTGCGCTCCAGAGAGTCGCTTTGGTATTCGTCTTTTTTTCCATGATAGACTTAGTTAATGATTTGAGTTAATGGTTGATAATTGATTCCGCGTTCGCGTAGGAACTCGGCAGTAATACGGTAGATGCTATCAGCATCAATCCGCCTGTTCGGGCGATAGTTGCTCAGGCAATCGACCACGGTACTCCTCGGATATCCTGACCTATCCGATACCACTTGGATTCCTCCGCTTGGCAGTAGTCGTAGCACTCGCTTAAATACTTCGTGTTTCTCCATGTTGCTAAGATAACAATTTAACGAGATGATTTCTGAAGCGTTACCTTGTTCTCGATGGTGATGAAGTTAAACTCATCGTATGGAATTTGAAGATCGGTGCAGATGTGCGCGAAGTCAATTCTATTGAGAACGATGTTCGTATCTGCTTCCGTTTGAAGAGCCACATAAACGAGCATGAATGTTGCTCTGTTGCTCTTCATCATACTGTCCTGATAAGCTGCTAAGTAGCTCAGGAACTCCTTCATTGTATATTCTTTCGTTTCCATGTTTTTAGTTTTAGTGAGATGGCTCTCGATTAGTCTTTGATTGGTTGAGCAGTCTTGAGGAGCTTGCTCTCTTCCTTGTAAACCTCAACTATCTGCTCATCAGTTGAATCATCAATGTAGTATGTGATTCCTTTGATGGTTATGAATACTGACTCTGCACTTCTTACATCTATCTTCATATCCCTGTTTTCTAATGAGCTCCAAATCTATATATAATTGTCATAATAACAATACCAAGAGCAATCTTTTTTCTAACTGCCTGATAATCAGGAAGATAATTTTAGTTCGCGGAGAAGTCCAAGTTCCGATCTGCCGACATTCCAGCAAGAAACTCCTCAGCGTTTATTGATGCGTTGAAGATGACATCCATCTCATCTCGCATCTTCCTGATGTTATAGTATAGCATTCCGAGAATGACCACCGAGCAAAGCATCAGAGCTGAGAGGATTATCAGAAGGATTGAGATGATGGTAAGGAGGATGCTCATAGGATTGAGTTGATTACCGTATGGCCTCCGATAACGACTGCACAACCGATTGCTGGCTTTTTGCCACGTTTCGCGTATGCGAATGCGTACTGATCGAAGTCGATTCCACAACCAACCTGAGTTCCGAAGATCACTCCTCTGTTCGTTGTATAGTGTTCGGTGTAGCATTGAGTATGCAGATGACCTTGAACCGTTGACTGCATATCTGCGCGGCACTTCGTTCGAGCAGTTCCTCCTTCTCCGTGGACATACTGAACTCCATCGTACTCAACACGATCAGAGAACTTCCATCCTGGAGCATTGAGCACTTCACTATATGACTTTATCCAAGCTCTCGGAATCCCTCCTGAGAACGCTTTCCTTGCTACCATTCTATCATGGTTTCCGATAATCACATCAGCCACAGGGAAAGTCTGCACCCATCTCTCGAGCTTCTTGATTGCAAGCTCCAGCTCGTCTCCTCCTGACATTCCATCTGCATCTGTCTCGTGATAGCTGGAGTAATGGTTGTCGATGATGTCTCCGATGAAGATAACATTCGTGCAGTTCCATCTCTGATAGGAATCAACGCAATGATCAAAGTACTCAGGGAGAGTGAACGGCTCATGCAAATCACCAACCACAAGAACCCTCCTCTCCTGATTCGTGAGATTGTTGAAAGCAGCCAGCCGTTGACCGCTTAATCGTGGCCTCTGCTCAGTCGGTCTGGGCATGGCATAGGTACGCAAATTCGGAATCCAGCTTCTCAATCTCCAGAAGGTCAGACTCCCAAGCTGCATCAGCAGCAGACCTCTCCTCTTTAGTCGAACTCCTTCCAAGATTAGCCTGTCGAGTAGCGTTCTTCTTTAGATATCTGTCAATCTCTTCTCGCACTCCCTGATTCTCTCGATATGTCATAGATGGTAGCCTAATGTTCCTGTGATTTGATGGTTCGTACTATATCCGTAGTCCAATCCAAAGATAATCCTCTTACGGAAGAGCATCATTCCTCCTCCGATAGCTGGACTCGTTGCTCCTTTGAAATCAGTCTGCACTCCTCCTCTTGCGTAAACTCCGAACCTCAACCTCTCGGCTGGAGATTGGAGACTGATCTGCAAGTTCTCGCTCCTGTTTTGGTAGTTGCTCCAGGAGATTCGCACTTCCGACTCCTTGAATCGTGCAATGGTATCGTAATTCAACTGCTCAGAGAGCCATGTCTGCACTATGCTTACCGTATCTATCAATAATAACGTGTCTAAGACTCGTTCTATCTTCTGAAGTGTTATCGTATCAAAACGAACAGAAACCTCACGAGATACGTGCCTAACCGTGTCGGTTTTCCAGCGATCCACATATTCAACCTTTGCAACAGGCTTCTCGATTGTAATAGTCTCAGGAGCTGGAGACTCGCATCCACGAGCTCCGAGAAGTAATCCGACCACGAAAGCCACGATCAGAGGCCAATACTCCTTAATGAGCAGAGTGATTGCACTCATCCCCATAGATCAGCCTCCTCCTCTCGTCTTGCTACAAGTCCAGCGAGCACTTTGCCGCCAGCTTTATTCCACCTCCGGAACTCTCTTGGAATGTTCTGATTCATCGGGCCACTATTAATAAGAAGGAGCAGAGTGCTCCGCTTCAAGTTGCCAATTCCTAAGTTGTAAGTAAAGGAGATGAGAGCTGCCTCCTGATTGTCGCTC